GCTGGGACGATGACGTCATCACCATACACTAAGATACTCTCGCGAGTATCTCTGTCCGGCGCTGCGGCGGTAAGGATAGCCCAGATAGAAAGGGCCAATATAGGGAAACATAAACTGCTTCCCATTGGCGCGAACTTTTTGAGCTGTAGAACCTTGCCGTTTGGCAGTGTCGTTGTCAAACTTCTGCAAACTTCCAAATACTTATATAAGTGAGATGGAAAGAGCAGACGAACCAAACTAACAGATACGCGATCACTGGCCTCATTGAGGTCAAGGGTCACGTACTTACCGGTTTTGGACCCGAGTAGGGCCCCTAATCGATTTGGCTGTTGGTTTGTGAAGAAAACATTAAACCTTGTTAGGTCTAACGATTCAACATGGTTTACTATAGCCTTGCGCAAACCTCCTTGAATCCATTGAAAATCAACGGGTTCACAAGAGATAAGCCTAGGGCCGCGCGAATCTTTCGGCACAAGAACTACCTGTGCTGATCGTTCCGCATCTGTTATCGCATTATTGCCGATAAGAGAATCACAGACATGTCCGAGAGATGCAAAAAAGTAAGCATCCAAGGGATACATGCTTGTAATTCGACTACTTATATTCGACCATTCATACTTGGCCCAGAGCCGTTGCTTCGTAGCAACTACTCCCGGACCATGCATGGGATCAATGTCAGTAGGATCGAAAGAAGAAAAGACCCTCGATAAGAGGATCCTAGCTTCGCGTGCCACATTAAGACGATCGGCGGTAAACCGTCGACGCGTAGTAGGTGGCATTGAATCGAGGGAAATTCCAATCCTTTGGAGTTCTTGCTCGATGATAGATAAGTCGTCCTCAGTTCTTTCGAACTTTTGGATAACTTCCAGTTCTTGTTCAACAGAGTAAGGCAACTCATACTTATAAAACAGCATGAGAAACTGCCTGAGAACTCTGACAGAACTAACACAAGGCGTCTGTAAGACTTGTCCCGAATCGTCGAAGATTCTACTGAAGAACTCTCCCATAAAAATGGGCAGTTCACTCCCTTTCTTCGCTTTTAGACGAAGAGAAGAAGCTGTCAGTTTAGAATCACCCGTAAGGGCTCTATCAAGAGCCTTACCGATTTGGGGCAACGTTTTCGTAAGAAAACGTATACCTTCAGACGCGAGTCGACGTTCTACTTTATTAAGAGTATTACGAAGACTTGAGTTGTTAAACACATCTCCATGCATCATGTTGATGTCACGGAGTAGTGCAGCGATGATTTTACTTTCATCTAGGCTCTTCTTAGGAACCATATAAATGAGTCCCTTCCTAGAGCATGCATACACTCCGCGATCCCGATTTGTTGCGTAGAAACCAATGATCAATGAAGACCATTAGAACCAAATACGAGAGCAGTATAGAGAACGGCACTTCCCCAAAGGGGAAACGCTTAACTCTATGGCTGCAACTCGGATATGACGCCCCCTATGATGGGGTCGAGCAATCGTTTGATGTTCCCATTGTTACGCAAAACGAACTGAATGGCCAAACCTACGTGAAACGGACAGTGGTTCTTCAACCACCGCTACGTTTACCGCAAGGGGGCCCAACAGGACTGAGCGAACAATTCTGGGAATTATCAATCGTTTAACCTTCCGAAGATAGCTATCTCCCACGTGGAATTCCACGTGGGATTAGTTTAGAGTATGGGTAGAACTACGGTATTTGACCGAGGCCCCACTTCAAACTCATCTATCTTCAGTTCGACGCCTGTAGTTCGGCACCCCGACGAAAGAAGTACGATCAGAATTACTGAAAGTACCACTGACGTCGCACCGATCCACAGAAGAACACTTTTGTAGGACATGCCTTTACAGGCCTCCAGACAAAAGTGATGCAGCACCGTTACCCGTGCCGTCGTAGAGAATAGTCGTAGACGCGCCTAAAGAGGCGAGAAACGACATCAACTCTGCAACGACATGAGCAGCCTCTGCCGCTGAAGTCATGGCCCCCACAGGGAGGTCCAAGACCGCATAAGCAGAGATCGTGATAGGCGTAGCTGAGTCAACACCAGAAATGACGGTTTTGTCAAATCTGACGAGGCTTCGTCTACGCAGTTTCATACCCGACCCTGACTCCTGATGTTTAATCTGGAGCCTATGAGGTTGGGACAACGTCTCGGCAATTTGACCGAATACCGTTGCACGATCTGCGATCGACAGGCGCGTGAATTCAACTTCCGTACCTGCCGAATTCTTAACTTCATTCGTGTTAAGTGTATTACTTAGCATGCATTACCTTATTCGGGCAAGGCGCTTAATTTGCCGCCCGGCCCTACGTGTTACATTTCTTCGCTTCGAACGTCGTGAAAGCACGAGCGCAGAAGCTAGACTAAACTCGTAAGGAGTCAGTCCACTCGTAAGGAACGAGTCGTATCCCG